CGGTGCGACCGCCGCATCCGACCTGACAGGCGCGACCATCGACAAAAACGGCGTGGTCGTCTCCGCAAGCGAGGACGGCGGCGAACCCGTAGCGGTGGGCTTCCGTGCAAAGAAGTCCAACGGCAAATACAAGTATTTCTGGCTTTACCGTGTGAAGTTCGGCATCCCGGCCACCAACCTTGCCACCAAGGGCGACAGCATCACCTTCTCCACACCCACCATTGAGGGAACCATTCTGCGCCGCAACAAGCCGGACGCCAAGGGTGCGCATCCCTGGAAAGCAGAGGTCACCGAGGGCGATGCCACCGTGACGGCGGCCACCATTTCCAACTGGTATAAGACGGTATACGAGCCGACCTATGCGGCATCACCCGAGAAATCCACTTAACGGAGGTAACGCACAATGGATAACGAAAGAACCGCAACCATTACCATCGGTGATGAGGAATACACCCTGCTGCTTACCACCAAGGCAACCAGAGAGATCGCCGGTCGCTACGGCGGTCTGGAAAACCTCGGCGAGAAGCTGATGAAGTCAGAGAACTTTGAAATGGCTATCGGCGAGATCGTATGGCTGATTACGCTTCTGGCAAATCAGAGCATCCTCATCCACAATCTCAAAAACAAGGATGCGCCCAAGGAGCTGCTCACGGAAGATGTGGTGGAGCTTCTGACCACGCCCCTCGACCTCGCCGGTTACAAAACCGCCATTACAGAGGCGCTCTATAAGGGCACCAAGCGGAATGTGGAAAGCGAGAAAGACGCAAAAAACGCACAAGTCGGGTAACGGTCTCCGATGCGGAGCTGTTTACCCGGCTTCTTTATTACGGCCTTGCCCACCTTCATCTCAGCCAGGATGAAGTGTGGCTGATGCCGTTCGGTCTGCTGCTGGACTTATGGGAGTGCCACAAGCAGTATAACGGGCAGGCTGTTCCTGCTCACGAACACTACATTGACGATATTATCCCCGACGGGATTTGAGTTTAAAGAGAATTTACAAAAATAATCGCGAATTGTATTGCTATCGTCCGCACGTTCGTGTATAATAGAAGCGAAGATGAATACCATAAGATCGAAAGGAGTTTTTGATATGGCGAAATCAGCGAATCTGTATGCACGAATCGAGCCGGATCTCAAGGAGAAGGCTGAAAGCATTTTGACTGCGCTCGGCATTCCTGCTTCCAATGCCATTACCATGTTCTATAAGCAGATCATTCTTCAGAACGGATTGCCGTTTGAAGTGAAATTGCCGGAGCATCCTTTGGATGTCAGCCGCATGACGGCGTCGCAGTTGGATGCAGAACTGGAGAAAGGCTATGCGGATGCGAAAGCCGGACGCACGATTCCTGTGGAGCAGGCGTTTGCGAATGTCCGTAAGGAATTCGGTGTATGAAATATTCCATTGTTCTGACCAAAACTGCCCAGGCCGACCTCTCTGCAATTTTCAAATACATTGCGGTGGATCTGCAGTCTGTGCAGAATGCAAATGCTCAACTCTCCCGTATCGAAAAGGCAATCGCCTCTCTCGACAAAATGCCGGAGCGTTATCGTGTGTATGACAGGAAGAACTGGCGTGAGCGCAATCTGCGTATCATGCCTGTGGACAACTACCTTGTTTTCTATGTCCCCACACACGACGACACCACGGTTACAGTCATGCGCATCATGTATGGCGGCAGAGATATTGACAGGCAACTTGAGATGCTGGAAACGGAATAAGTAAATCAAATTTAAGGAGTGACCTTTCGGGGGCACTCCTTTTTCATACCATCAAGCACGCTTTCATCGAGAACTTAGGACGGATTTGTCCCAACTTCTCGGTGAAAGGGTGCTTTTTTCATGCCATCCACAAGGAGGTGACGGTATATGGCAGACAGTTTCGGACTGAAGATCGGTCTTGAGGGAGAAAAAGAATTCAAAAAGGCACTGGCGGATATCAACCAGTCCTTCAAGGTGCTCGGCTCCGAAATGAAGCTCGCCACCTCTCAGTTCGATAAGAACGACAAATCTGCAGAGGCGCTCACTGCACGGAACAAGGTGCTGAACAAGGAGATCGAGGCGCAGAAGCAGAAAATTGAAACCTTGCGCTCTGCTCTTAAAAACGCTGCCGACTCCTTCGGGGAGAACGACCGCCGCACCCAAAACTGGCAGATCCAACTCAACAATGCCGAAGCCGCCCTCAACGATATGAACCGGGAGCTGGACGAAAACGAGAAAGCCATCAAGGAGGGCGGCAAAGCTGCGGAGGAATCCGGC